CTGCATTCAACGTATCGGCTAGTCGAGGATATTTCGTTGATACCTCGAGTGGAGCTGTAACAGCTACGCTACCAGCCAGCCCTACTGCTGGTGATACTGTTAGATTCATTGACTTGAGTGCAACATTTGATACTGCTAATTTAACTGTGGCTCGTAATGGTAAGAAGATACAAGGCGATGCTAGTGATATGACAGTCGCTACAGAACGAGCTGGATTTGCTCTGGTATTCTCAGGGGATACTCAGGGTTGGCTATTGATGGAGAAATAATATGAGTACATACGAAGCAAATAGATATGCGTTTCCAGCGTCAGCCATTGCATCTGGCACGTTAGCTGATGCACGAATACCAGATTTAGCAACATCAAAGATTACCTCTGGAACTTTTGTTGATGCTAGGTTGTCAAGTTCTTCAGTCACACAACATGTTGACTTATCTAATCTGAATGCAAGTAATCTTACATCTGGCTCTATTCCTAATGCTAGAGTGCCAAGCGGTGCAGTTACTCAACATGTTAGTGCTGTTACGCAAGCAACAGGAACTTGGTCACCTTCAGCAAATTTTGGAGGTTTTTCTCCTATTTATGCAACTTATTCAAGAACAGGAAATATTGTAACTTGTGTTGCAAATTTTAAATACAATGGTAATTCAAGGAGTAATAGTGATAACACTGTTTATACTATGGCAGGTCTGCCTATAACACCACGAAGTGCATCTGGTCAACAGATTGTTGGAGGTGGTATTTATAGTTTTTATTATAGCCAAGCTTATCAAGGTATAGTGAAAATTAATGAAGGCAGTACAACTATTAATTTTTATAGTTATGGTGCAGACCTTTCCACTACTTCATATTACAGGACTTATACTGATTTACAAAGTACTATACCTTCTAATGGTGACAACGGATGGGTAATAACCCGAAGAAACATGTATCAAACTATGGCTGCAAACAGATGGGGATACCTATTTTTGGTATATCAAGTTTAATATAGGAGAATAATTAAATGAGTAAATATACATTAACAAAACATACATATTCAATAGATGTTATGCGTAATTCTGACAATCATGCTTGTGGTTTTATGTGTTCAAATGTGTGGGAAGATATGGGTGAATATACATATTACACAGCAGATGATGATGAAGTAAAGTCAGGTGCAAAAAAAGAAGGCGATGTAAAAGCAGAGGTGAGAAAGCCAGAAGGTTGGAAACAAGAAGATTGGAACTGGGATACAGAACTACAAAATGTTTTTGGTGAAGTTGATGCTGACCTCAAAAAAGAACTTACAGATTATTTCACTTCAGATGTGAAAGCAAAATATTTAGCAAACCAGAAAGGTAGTTAAATGACAAAGGCAAGAGATTTAGCAAATGTAATTAGTGGGTCTGGTACACTCAATGCAAATGTAATACCAGCATTACCAGCATCGAAGATAACGTCTGGTACATTTGCTGATGCTAGACTCTCTTCTAGTTCTGTTACTCAGCATGTAGATTTGACTGCGCTATCAGCAGACAATCTTACATCTGGTACTGTGCCATCTGCACGATTATCATTATCAGCTAGTGATGTTCCAGACTTAGCTACATCAAAAATTACTAGCGGTACGTTTGCCGATGCTCGATTGTCATCTTCTTCTGTTACCCAACACGTTGACTTGTCTAATCTAAACGCATCAAACTTAACGTCTGGGTCAATACCAAATGCACGAGTTCCATCTGGTGCAGTTACCCAGCACGTTAGTGCAGTCACGCAAGCAACTGGAACTTGGTCTGCAAATATAACAGTAGCTGGTGTGCATAATGTAAATGCAACGTATTCTAGGACTGGAAATATTGTTACTTGCGTTGCCACTGGTCAATGGGCTAGCCGACCGCACCATAGTGTCCATACTTATGTAGATATAACTGGATTACCGATTACATCAAGAAGCGGAAGTTTTAGAAGTGTTGGTATGGGATTTTTTGGAACGTATTATAGTAGTGGTTCATATGGACTAGTAGTTGTTCAACCTGGCTCAACAACCGCGAGAATATATTCTTCAAATGCAAATATAGGTACATCAAGAGCATTTACTAGTGGTGGTTCTTCTGAGAATATACAGGGTATATTTGGTGTTGGGTCAAGCTCACATTGGTATCAAGGGTATAGGCTTATTGCAAGAAATCTTCATCAAGTTGCTTACTATGATGCTTTCTGGAATATGCATTTTACATATCAAGTTTAAATGCTCGACCCATTAACAATAAGTGCGGCTGTCGCAACAGCTAACACAGCGTTCAATGGGTTGAAGCGTGCCTTTCAGGTTGGCAAAGATATTCAGAGTATGGGGAATGACTTATCCAAATGGATGAGTGCCGCATCAGATATCGAGAACGCACAGAAAAGAGCTAAGAATCCTTCTTTCATTACTAAACTTACACGTAGAGGTAGTATCGAACAAGAAGCTGTTGAAGCATTGACTGCTAAAAAACAGCTTGAAGAACAGAGATATGAACTCCAGCAGTTTATTAAGTTTAGACATGGTGTTAATGCTTGGAATGAACTTCTTAAAATGGAAGGTGATATACGCAAGCGTAGGCAGAAAGAGATATATGATAAACAAGTATTGCGACAAAAGATAATTACAGTTATCGTTTTAATACTTTGTGTTATAGTTGGTATGGCTATATTACTAGCGTTTGTATACGGATTGGTGCAACTTGATAGAGGAAACATAGGTTAGATTTATACAATGAGTCCTGAGACATTAGACAAATGGAAAATCCTCCCTCGTTTGATGATGCTAGCTATGACCTGTGTTTATATTAGGTGCATCGAGTGGGCATTGAGCCAGCCTGATTTAACTACACAACAAGCTGGCTTAGTGTCTGTTGTAACTGGTGCTATGACCGGAGCATTTGCCATCTGGTTAGGAAAGGAAACACATAATGAGCCTAGATAAACTTACAGAACGACAAAGAAAAACTATGAAAAGACATAGTAAACATCATAGTAAAGCACACATGGCTGCAATGATTCGAATGATGGTCAAAGGAAAAACTTTTGGTCAGGCACATAAAGAAGCTATGAAGAAAGTGGGAAAATGATTTTTAAGGCACTCTCGATGGTAGGTGGTATGGCTTCTACTTGGCTAGAGTCCAAAGCAGAATCACAAAAACTTAATCTTGAGATTAAAAAGAAGCAGCTTACTGGAGATATTGACTGGGATTTGGAAGCTATGAAGGGTTCGCAGTCAAGTTGGAAGGACGAATATCTTGTTATTTTATTTAGCATTCCTCTTATCCTCTGCTTTTGTGGGTCTTGGGGTAGAAACATAGTAGAACAGGGCTTCAGAGCCTTAGAAACGATGCCTGAGTGGTATCAGGTGACTTTAGGTTGTATTGTGGCTGCAAGCTTTGGTGTCCGTTCTGTGACCAAATTCTTTGGGCTACGAAAGAATGGGAAATAATTGGGAAAAACGTCGTGAGAATCTTCGTTTACATAGGGACTGGGATATTAGAAATTTTAGGAGAAATAATATGGCATTTAAATTATCACAAAGGTCGTTGGATAGACTGGATGGAGTACATCCTAAGCTTGTTGAGGTTGTTAAGAAAGCGATTGAGTATACTGATGTCGACTTTGGAGTAATATATGGTGTTCGTGATTTGGAAACTCAGAAGAAATTGTTTGATTCTGGCAAGTCACAGACTATGGCTAGCAAACATTTGATACAAGAAGATGGATATGCACACGCTGTTGACCTTATGGCTTATGATGGCAGTAATCCATCTTGGGATATTGTGGATTATGATAATATAGCTGATGCTATGCGAAAGGCGGCAAAAGAAGTTGGAGTTGATTTGGTTTGGGGTGCAGCTTGGCACAAGTTACTAACCATGTCACCAGATAGTGCAGAGGATTTGATGAATGACTACATCGACACAAGACGAAAAGAATCAAGACGTCCCTTCATTGATGGACCTCACTTCCAGCTCCACACCTAGTCAGTTAGCTTTTGACTTTGATGATTACGATGGGCCGCCAGAGTTGTGGCTTCTTCATCTATGGTTAACAACTGCTAATTAATTTTGAGTCTTTTGCATACAAGTGAACATCATCATAGCCTTCATCTATCCATTCATCGTATGCTCTCTTAGCATCTTCATAGTTAACGTAGTAGTCAGGTGTAGCACCAACCCAAACGATGTAGTTCCATTTGTAATCATGTGCTGAGAACTGATTTATTTTTCCCATAACTTTTTCCTTTCTATGTAAAGAGATATGATGTCCTCGAAGTTATCTGGCTTGCGAGGTGGTATTGTTGTGTAGATATTGTAGGCTTCAAAGCATCTATTCTCATTGTATACTTTTTCGCTGAGTGCTTGACATTCTCTTGCTGACTCGAGGTCGATGGTAAGCATGAGAATAACTGTGTGTGTCATTTTTGTAATCATATTCTGTGCTTTCTTTTTCTGCTAGGAGGTCAGGCAAGCAGAGCAGTATTAGACCCCCTAGCATGTTTTAGGACTTCTTTGGAGAAAGCACGTCCTAAAATGGAATATCATCTGATTCAAGTTCATTGTCAACAGATGATTGTTCTTGTTCAAGCTTTGGTGATAGCTTAAGAGATAGCATAGTGCCGTATGAGCCTTGCTTGACCCAAGCAGCAACTCGACTATTGTCAGATGGTAAATCAATCTGACCAGTAAACTGTGGTGCCATACCATTTTGGCTATCGTTCTCCCACATTCTACCAATCTTCAAGTAGATATCTCTGACAGTAGAACCATCTTTTGATGATGCTTTGACAACAGCAATTCTATTCTCATTGCCCTTGTCATTGAGTGTTCCAGTACCACTTAGCTCTTCACCATTCGGTTGAAAAACTGCACCAGTATTTGTGTTATCATATTCCATAGTTATCCTTTCTAATTACTTTTCTTGGTTTCTGAAATGTACCAGACTTGCTAGATTCATTGCCGTCATCATCTGTGCTTTCATCTGGCACTAAGTTAAGCAGCCGTTGTAAAATATATCGTGTCATGTAGGTAATGCCACTACCAATTTGTTGACTGCCTTTCTTAGTATCGTCTAAGCAAGTACACTCACTCTCGATGAATGTATCGCTTGGTATGTGTCGCAACTGTATATTGAGTATTGGTGAATTATGTTCATTCACTTTCATAGTACCAATGCAAATGATGTTTTGCTTTTGCAACTCTACTTCAATCATAGGTATGATATCTTTTACCTTCATATACTTGGCATTGAACATTGCATTGTTACCCTCAACTTTTACTTTCTTGAACTCACACTTCATAAGTGCTGTGTATATAGTTTCTTTTGTCATTTCTTTCCTCCATTCATTATGTCATAGGCAAGCTGAATTGCTTTCCTAAGTTTGATTGTACGTCTACCAGTCTTTGATACTGATATGACAAGATAGTCATTGAACATCTCGTACACATCATCAGTAACATGACTAAGCAATCTTTTCTTAGCTTCTTCATGCTTTTGTGCTTCTTCCATTGTTCTGATGTAATCATGTGTATCATTGGTGAACTCATTACTTGAACTCATACAACGCTGAACCTTTCTGTCGATTGGGATTGAGCTGACCTCTGGTGGGTCCTCAATCCCATCGTTAGTAGGTTTTACTTTTGGTACTACATGGTTGAGCCAAAACTTTTTGACCAGGGACATAATCTTTTCTGCATACAATTCATTGTACTCAATATGGGACTGATGATAATTACTACCATTCCCTTGAATGATTGATATGAATGCACCGCAGCAGTTGTATCTATTTCGTATTGGAATCATTTTCATTCTGTGTCTGTGCAAGTGCATATAGAATTGTACTTGTGGCATGTACCTTTCAATGACATCTTTGATAGATGTAAATGGATTGGTGTGTTTGCATTCAAGAATCCATTCTCTCTTGTCTTGATGCTGTGTAATCAAGCCATCAAGACTAGCACGACAAGGAACATGGTCTATCATATAGACTCCAAAAGTATGATTTGTATCTAGCTCAAAGTAATCATCGAGGTGATTGCTATGCTGCTTAAGAAACCAATCTACATTTAGTTGTTCTGTAGCAAGACCAATCTGTACTTGTAAATTATCTGATAGGTCATCAGGTTGTTTCTCTCCAATCTTCTCGAGGTAGAGATTTTCCCAATCACCATTTACTAATCTGACAACATCACTGCCGCCAATGAATGTAGTTCTATCCATGTGCTTTCTCCTTATTTATATGGACATTCTAGTTCCGACTGTGCAACCAGTCAACTACTATTTAGAAGTTTATTCTCAATAGTTTCTTGATAGTACAATCGGATTTCATACTGCTCTTTTATAAGCGAGTACAACTCAAAGTATGCTGGGAATATTTTAAACTTTCGCATTGCAGTATTCAAAGCATAGTGGGTACAATCTGCTGGCATCTTCGCTAGCAAATCTTCATACGCATTTGTTTTCAGTTGAACCTCTTCCATTTTAG